AGGTTTGTTATTTTCTAAAACCAAATTAACCAATCGGTCAATAGTTTCGTTATTCTTTTTATAATTTTTCACTTTGATACGTGTTGGCTTTTGACCTTTACCCGTTTGAGGGTCTTTCTTTTCTTTTTCCCTTTTTCTACGACAAGCTGAATCTTTTTCTTTTTGTGACATTTTACCCGCAACACCAGCGGCACGACATACAGGATAACCACCCTTATCAGCATCCTTACGACCACAAGGGGGATGTCCTCCACCTTTCTTTTTCTTACAAATATTCACCCAAGGACCTTTTGGTTGTGAGGAACCTTTCTTTTTTTTCTTTTTTCCAAACCACACAGCCAAATCTTCTGATAAAATGTGTTCACTCATTCCTAATTATTGTTATATTTTATTTATATATTAGATAAATATAACTGAGAATAAACTTTTCACTTAAAAACTAAAAAAATGGCAATATCAAATAAAACAGAAACATCGGCAGAAAGTAAAATGCCAACAACACGTAAAACAAGAACTAAAAAAGATGAAACTAAAACAGAACAAGTAAACGAAGTTTTGGAAGAAAATCGCCCAAATGATGAACAACCAAAACCAATTGGGACATTGTTTAATGTTATTAACTATAATAACGTATCAGATTTGGACAAATTTATTAATGAATTAACTCCTGACCAAGCACTATACTGTGTCGTTCAAGCAGCAAGAGCAGGATACGAAAGAAGTGCATATAATATGGAAGAATCTGAAGTTGTTTCAAAAGCAATTAGAGTTTTAACAACCCCTCAGGAACCCAAACAAGAAGTTCCCGAACCTGAAGTTCACAAAGCTTAATTAATTAAACTTTTTTGTAAAGGGGACGTAATTGTCCCCTTTTTTTATGCAAATTAAATTATTAATACTTAAAAAAAACTTTAGATAAATAAAAAAAGGGGACCATTTGGTCCCCCTTAATATTGATTTTAAGATATATTATCTTAAAGAGTTCAAATCGAATGTTCTAACACCATCAACAACGATTCTACCGTAGAAACGGTTGTTCACCATTTTCTTAGCGTATCTAGTCATGATACCTTTGATTGGTGTGAAGTTGAATGGGTTATACATTGTAGGTGTCAACTGTAATGGTACATACGGTGCGTAAACATACCCTGTATCCAATAAAGAATTACCTTTATGTCCCAATAATACAGTGTTAGGTGGGAAGTAAGGGTCACGGTAAACTTGGTATCTACCTGATAACGTACCTACTCTCTCAATACCCATATTGTATTGGTCTTGGTCAGGAGCCGCATTTGATACGTGGAAATATTCCAAGTCATCAAAGATTGCTGAAATTTCAGAAGAAACAACAATCCAGTTAGCCCCACCTCTTAATGTTGATTTGTGAATTTGAGCTGAGATTTGGTTAATCGCAGTAATCAACGTTTGGTTCCAATCTTTTTGATTGTAGTTTACAGAACCGTTAGAGATTCTTCTCCAACCATTGTAATCCCAACGTAGAGTCCACGCCGCACCTTTTCTCAAGTCTCTTAAGATTTCACGGTCAATTTCTGCTGCAACTTGCTCAGACAATAAAGCTGTTAATTCAGCTTCAGCGTCGATGTTGTGGAATGCAGAAACGTCTTGTGCTAGTTCTGGAGACCATTGTGCTCTTAATTTTCTTTCTGTAACAGAAACAGTAACTGATTCAAGGTCGAAAGATACCTCACCAATTTTATCTTCAAACTCCATATCTTTGTAGATTCTGTAGTTTGCATTGAATCTAGGTGCCGCACCTGCGTATGAAGTTCCTGTATAACCATCTAATGATGTTGAACCTAAAGCAACTGGTGAAGATACGTCAACAGCTAAGTAAATTTTACCATCAGCAGTACAAATATCATCATACTTACCACCAGGAAATACTGTTGTTGCCTCACCACCGTATTCTACGATACCTTTACCATACTTCTGAGTTACAACGTTAAAGTTGTAGAAGTTACCTAAACCATCTTTAACTTGTAATGAAGACAAGAACTCTTCAGTATCTTGTTCGTTACCGTAAGGTCCGATTAATTTACCTTGACCATCAGATTGGAAACCTGACAACATAACCAATACAGTTCTAACTTCAGTTTGTGCTGTGTAAAAATCATCCGCACCTGTATTAGTTAATGAAGAACCTGACCAAATCATGTTAGTCAAAGAAACACCTGTTATTGCTGAATAACTACCTTTTGAATAGTCGAATAAACCTGCTGGGTCTTCTGCTGGTTCAGCACCTTCGTAGAAACGGTCATATAAGTTCTTACCTGAACCGTAACCAAGTTCCAAACCATCTTCTTTTCGTGGACCATCAGGTGCACCAACAGGTGGTATATGTTCAAATCCATCTCGTCCGTTAACTCTATTTTGGATTTTAGGTACGAAATAGAACAATTTACCGATTGGTAAGTTCATAGCTTGTACTGATACGATATCATTAGCTAACAATTTAGAGAAAACTCTTCTAATGATAGGAAAAACTACAGTTTCAAATGAACCTGAGTTATCTGAAGCAGATGCTTCGTTAATTAGGTGAGATGCTTGGTTCTCATATAATTGAGCCATGTTCTCTTTTACGTGTCCTTTAAGACCTTCTAGGAATCCTAATTTATTCCATTTGTTGATTGTGTCTTCTTTGATAACTTTCAAGTGCTTAAGACCGATGTTACCAACAAGACCTGATTCTAATAATGCTCCCATTTTAGTATTTTTAAATTATTTTTTTATTTTTGAATCTTATTCATCAAATCCTTCATTCTTAAGAATTGTGGATTTTCATATGTTTTAGATTCGATAAGATTAGTCGCAGAACCTTTAGATGGTGATTTCTGAACTTTAGTTGATACTGATTCAGTAACAACTGAAGAATTTTCTTTACTATCTAAATCTTCTTTGATTGTCTTATAAAGACTTTTGGACTCTTTAATTGTTTCTGCTGAGTCAAAACGTCTTAAAATGTTTATTTTTTCTTGCTTTGTTGTCGAATGCTCAGTGAACAGTCGAGTAGCATATGCTAAGTTTGAATTGAAAACTGCAACTTCATTAAGTTTTTCCTTAAAGATATTAAGTGCCTTACGATACTCTTCATTCTTTTCTCTCAATTGAGCAACTTCTTTTTCAAGTGCTTCGTTTCTTTGAGCTGGTCTCTTTAATGAATTAGGAAAGTTTTGTGGTTTCTTATTAGTTGCACGACCATTAACGTTAGAACGAACAGAAGATTCTTTGTATTCACCTTCCACTTCTTCACCTTCTTCCATTTCATAGCCCATACTTTTATCTCCTGAATATTTTCTTTTATCCATAGCTTTTTCCATTCCTTCACTTTCTTTTCTTCTATCAGCAAAAGACTGTCTCATTTTTCTACCATGGTCCTTCATACCCAGAGAGTCATCCAAGTCAGCATTATAACCTTCTTCCATTTCGTCTTCATCACCAAGTTCGATTTCGTAAACAACTTCGTCGTCTTCTTCTTCCATTTCATAACCTTCAGTGTATTCGTCTTCTTCTTCGTCAACGATTACATCTTCTTCTTCTTCGTAACCCTCTGTTTGAATTTGATATTCAACATTAGCTTCCTCGTCTTTTAAGTGAATTTCATCACCGTCTTGTGTTACCACAATACCGTCTTCTTCACCCATAGCTTTGAAAACTTTAAGGATTTCCTCATCAGAAGCACCTGTTAGGTCAAGTGGTAAAAGAATTTCTTCTTCGTCATCCACTTCCAAATCACCACCTGGTAAGTCCATCATTAGCATTTCATCAGAATCAATTTCGTCCTCCATATCGTCCATGTCTTCCATGTCTTCCATTTCGTCTTCCATTTCATCTTCTACTTCATCTTCAACATCCATCATGTCAAGCTCTTCTTGTTCTTTCATTTCGTAGTCCATTTCTTTGTACATACCTTTTTCCTTTTTTTCGCCTTCCATTTTTTCTGCCGCAGATTCTTCCATTTCAACCTCTTCAACATCTTCTTCAGATAGAGATTCTTTTACTAATTCACTGATTTCTTCCTTCATAGTAGAAGCAAGTATTCCTTTTGCATTCTCCGTTACGGCTTCCTCCAAATTCTTCATTTGTAGTAGTGCCTCTTCAACTAGATTTTGTTTTTTTTCTGCCATTGTTTTAATTTTATTGCAAAAGTTTATTTATAGTTTTCTTAATAAATATACTGAAATAAAAAAAAATACCTTTTTCATAACTTTAAGCAAAAAAAAATCGGGTATTAACCCGATTTTTAAAATTATCGTATAAAGAGACGATATTTAAAATTATCCCATAAAGAGGTGATATTATTCAAATACCTCGTCAATTTTGCTTTCAACACAAGCGGTAATTCTCCAATCGTGTGGAAAACCCTCAAAGTTTTTTGTAACCTTTGATTCAACATCTGTTACATTAATTCCTTTAACTAATTTCTCTTCTCTGATTTTTTTGATTTTTCCTGAATTCTCATCAGGTAAGTCATAACTGATTTTTGCTACAAAATATTTTTCGTCCATAATATAAGTTTTTAATACCCTAAATAATCGGACAATTTTTTCATTAAGTCAAGTGATTTGTCTAAACCACCTGTATTTTGTGTAGGTAAACTTCTTTGTTTAGTTTCTTCTTCAAGATTTTCATCATACTTCATACGCTCATCTTTATTCAAGAATAAGTATGCACCTGGTGTTGACGGTGAAGATACAAGGTCAAAACAAATTAATTCAAAATCTTCTTGAACTTCATTACGTTCACCCTTCTTTACTAACGAACCTACTCCACGAGATGATACACCCATAGTAACA